ACCAAATACAATTTCCAATTCATTGATAGCAGATTGCATTTTCTTAATCTTACCTTGAGTGGTAGATTCCATTTTAGCTGCCATTTCTCCAAGGGCAGTTGTATTGGTTTCGTAGCTATTAGTAAGCTCATTTACTTTATCTAAATTATTAGAAAGTATAAGTAATTGATTAGATGCTGTTTCACCTACTAGAGCTGTAGCGTCATTTAAGGTCATTTGACCTGAAGCCATATCCTCTAGTACAGATGTAAATGGAACGCCCTCTTCGTTTAATTTACTAAACACCTTACGAAGTCCTGTACCTGCTTTAGAAGCCTTAATACCATTATCCATAAGGACACCCATCATCGCTGATAGATGTTCTACAGAAACCCCTACTGCATTTGCCGAAGAACCTGCGTGACCGAAAGCGGTCGAGAACGTGTTAAGTTGTATAGATGAATTAGCGGCTGCCATAGCTAAAGTATTCGCTACACTACTCGCTTCACTTGCTTCTAAATTAAAAGCGTTTATAGAAGCTGAAACTGTTTCTGCTGCAATAGCTAATCCTTCGCCAGTTGCTAAAGCTAAATCTGCTATAGCTTCTTGCATTCCCATTACTTGACTAGGGTCAAAACCTTTACGACCTAGTATAAGTTGAAGTTCAGCAAACTCACTTGCAGTAAATTGGGTTGTTTTACCAAGTTCTCTAGCAGTTCCTTCTAGTAACTTCATTTGAGTTTCAGTAGCACCTGTTACTACAGCTACTTTCATCATCCCATCCTCAAAGTCTACAAATGTATCTACCGCTGCTTTACCTAGTGCTGCTAAAGGAGCTGTTACACTAAAGGTAAGTAAAGAACCCATCCTAGCTGCACCCGAAGCGAATCTAGCTAAACTCTTGTTAGCTTTACCCATTCCCTTCTCTAACCCTTTTACGTTAGCTGCGACAATTATCGATATGGTCTTTACTGAGAACCCCATTACTTTTTATATTTTATTAAACTTACTTTTATTGTATTTCTCGAGAACTTTTTGTATGTGTTCTTTTGAAGCTATCTCTTTTTTCGGCTTATTTTTACTATCCCAAGGAAGAGGTAATATCTCTTGTGGCTTTAGATTCTTTTTTGAGTGAGGTTGCAAACTACCCATCAATATGATTCGAGTTTGTTCCCATTGGTTCTGTGAGAGTTGTTCCTGATACGTTTTAAAGCCCTCTAAGCGATTATTAAAAGAACGTGGGGTTAAACTATATAATTCATCATAACCTAACCCCAACATCCCTAAACCGATTTGCTCTAATTTGTCCCAGTCAATATCTCCTTCGTCAGAATCTATCTCCTCTCCCTCGACTACTTTCCCTCGCCTTGAGGTTGGTCAAGTTGGAACGCTTCAAATATTTCAGATATTTTAGAGAAATCTTCATTATCTAACCACTCTTCAATGTCAGCGATTTTATAAGTAAACTTCTCTCCAATCTTCTTAGCCCCGTACTTCAAACCAAAGTAAGCAATAACTCCGATGTGGTCTATCTCCGATCCTAACTGATTTAATTCGTTTAGCTTTAAACCTAACTTTTTGCAGATTTCTTTTAAGCATAAATAACTAAATCTGATTGGTCGCTCCTGACCGCCTAATTCTACCTTTTTCATTTTTATTTGTGTTTATTTATTAGTATGTACCTTTCGTTACTACCCCAGTACCTGTTATAGTTACAGAGTAAGTCACATTCTCTTCGACTCCTGCATCCATAGAAAGGCTTGATATGAAACCACTTCCTTCCCATTTAACATCTGTACCACCTGTAGCTCTTTCTGCGAATCTTACAGATACTTCGTTGCGTTGAGATATGTCACTAAAAAAGTCGTTAAAGTCTTGATCTTCACTTATATCTTGAAGTGCATCTGTAGACAATTCAAACGACCTTAAACCACCTGCGTTCTCTTGAAAACCTAAACTATCTTTTGTAGTAATATCTCTTAAATCGTTATTAAAAGATATTGAAGCTGATGTGCTATGAGCTACTGCGTCTGCTCCTGCATTTTCTCCTTCAGTTATAACTATAACTTCTAATGCACCTTCGTCTATATTGGCTGTACCATTTGCAAAACTCAAAGTGTTAACGTCACCTGCAAAAGCGTTAGTAAAATCTCTATAAACAAAATCGCCATCAGGAATAGTTTCAGTTGAACTATAACCATTATTAATAAGTTTATTACTAATTACTACTATTGCAGTTCCGCCTGCATTTGTACTAATAGTACTTGTCGCTAATTCAGTTACGTTATTTCCTGAGCTATTTGTTGTGTTTAAAATTTTAATAGTACCTGTACCATCTAAAGGTGAAGTTAATTTTACTCTAACTCTAGTTACTTGCTTCACAGCATTAGGGTACACTCTATAAACTAATAAATCCGATGCGTTTTTGATTGCCATAATTAATGGATTTAAAAGTTAATACTATGATTTAGCTAAAGCCCCTGTACCTGTAAGAGAAATAGAATAAGTTGCGTTTTCTTCTACACCTGCGTCTATTGAAATAGAAGTTATTAGAGCCGAACCTGAGTAAATCATATTAGTTGCACCAAAGTTTACTATAACTGCTGCTTGATCTTCCCAAGTACTCCAAAGAGCTTCAATGTTACCATCACCTGCTCCGATTTCAACAAAAGCATCTCCACTTACCTCCCAAGAACGTAAACCTCCTAGGTTTGCTTGATAACCTCCTGAAGATTTTGTTGTAGAATCTCTAAGATCCATATTCATAGATATAGATGCTGAAGTTGAATGTGCTACTGCTGTCAAAGAACCACCTGTCGGAGTTATTGAAAGAGTCACATCTGTTGCGTTTAAAATTGCCATTTTTATTTAGTTTTTGATTATTAAACAATTAAATATTACGTTTTTGTAGAACTTTTCAGGTGACTTAAAATACTCATCATCTAGGGTTTCAAACCTAAACTTAGCGGTATAAGTCACACCATCTTCGGTGTAGTTCACCTCGTACAAATCTAAGGCTTCTACTACTGCCTTAGCTTGACTATATGTTGTTAAATAAACGTCAGCGAAACAAGCTATCCGAATCGATACGTCACAAGAGTTCAACGAGCTTCCTTTACTCATAAAGTTACTTACGTTGGTTATCTCGAACGTGGTCGAAGGATATGTTACACCTTGCGGTATAATCACAGGAAAGACTCTGTTAACACCACCATTAGCTGTTGTGAAAGCTGATGTAGCGTTGAGTCTTGTTATTATTACTTTTCCTATATCTTGAAACATACGTTTATTTAAATCCTGCTTTTTTAAACATTCTATCTAACATCTTAGATATATCTCTTTCGGCTGTTGCCATAGCATCCGAACCTTTTTGATCCATCACTTCTTTGTAAAAATTAGGTTGATTTTGTATTCTACCTGTTGATTTACCATTTTTGTGAAAACGCTCTTTAGTTCCGTTTACTAACATCGCAGGTAAATTCCTACTTTTTTTACCTTTAACTGAAGTTTGGTTGAGGTGTTTTAACCTTGTCCCAACAAATAAACCAGGCTTCTTAGACCTTCGAGCTGTAATGATACCAATCGAATCTGCTATAGATTTACCGACTTTTTTACTTTTTGTTGCAGCATCATATCTTTGTCCAGGAACTTTATTTTTAGTCCTGTGTTTATATTTCATCTTAAGAGCATTGACTAATTTTTGAGCCGCAGGTCTTAGTGCTTTGTTTATTATAGTGCGAGATTCTTTTTCGTTTTTACCAAGTTTCTTTAAACTCTTTTTAGCTTCTTCTAAGCCTTTAATTTGTATTACTTGGTCTTTAGTAATGCTAGGTTTTTTATTTCCAAATATCCCCATCTATACAGGCGATTCAGTTGGTAAATCCTCGCTTACGAATATCTCTATAAATTCTTTTCTTGGGTCAATTACGTACCCAATAATATCTAAATCGTTGGTTGTATCTACCTCTCTTAAAACCCAATTAGATTTTATGTTTTTTGTTTCCGTAGAATATCGGATCGTGTACACAAACCTAGAGTAAGATTGTAGTTCGTTACCTTGAAACTTCTCCTCGACATCACGAAGAGATTTAACATTTTTATTAGCCCACATAGTATGAACGGTTGTGTAAGTATTAGTCACACCGCCAAATTCATCTTGTGAAGCTGAAAGGTCCCTTAACTCTACTCGAATGTTAAAGTCACCTGCTTTTATTTGACTTATAAACGCCATCTAGTGATAACACTTATAAGGTTGTAATAATATTTGAGAAGCCATAGGAAACGCTCGTTTTCTATCTTCTCTGAAGTAATACATATCAGCTACAATTAACTTGATAGCTTGTTTAATCGCTTCAGGTACATCTGCACTAGCCGCACCATATCCTGTGTTGAACCAAAAGTAAAACGTATTAGCCGCATTATCCTTAAGCGTAGTGCCTGGAAAGTCCGAACTAAGGTAAACTAAGGAAGGGTTAGAGAAAGCGTCTATATACGCCTTGTCTGAGCTTTGAGCAGCTCCATTCTCATCTACCCAATTAATAGGTTTCTCTACAGGGTCAGCGTTAGTATGTAAAGTGCAATTAGGAAATATTAACGAAGCTGTTTGAATTTGCTCGTTAAAGTAAAGTTTGTATTGGTGTGTTATGAAGTGGCGATTACAATAGTTCTCAGCCATATCAGTAGCAGCATCTATATAGTAACCCAACAATGTATCTTCATCGCTAGAATCAATACGCAACTGAGCCTTAATATCAGTAACCGACACCACCTTAGTAGCAGGGTTATCGACTAAAACTAAATCGCCTTGTTTGTTATCGTTTGGGTCTAAGTACATAGATTAAAAGTGAAAAAGGTTAAAAAAGGGAAGCCCCGAAGGACTCCCTTTAATTAAAAACTATTTATTATATTAAAGAA